AGATTTAGAGGGTATGGATTTGACTTTAGAACAGTACTCAAATATATTGAGAACTAGTCCTAATAAAAATACATTAGAGGCTATGCAGGAAGCACTAGAGGGTAAGACAACTCCAGAACCTCCAAAGGGTTGGACACCAGCATGGTAGAAGAAACACAGGATAAAGATATTGCACAGTTACACGCATTCTTTAAATACGATATACCTACTGATGAAATACTATCAGGTAGATTAAAGATACTTCTTGCTGACCTATCATGGCAAATGGATTTGCCTACTTGGACTAAAGAAGAATTGGATGTTATGTGTGCAAGAATGGACGCACTTGTGGAAGTGTCTAACTTGCTGTATGATATTCAATGGCACAGACTAAATTGGGAGAGGAAACAGAATGGCTAAGTATATAGATAGTATTGAAGTTGGTCTTCAAATGTGGGCTAACGTAAGTTTGTCTGCTGAAGAGATTGCAGATATCTATCCAGCATTTAACGATATGACTGCAGACGATGACACTGATGAGTTAGAAACAGCAATTGAAGAATATATGAATATGAATTATATGGACCATGTTCAATATTCTGATGGTGCTTTAGATAACTTTGACATGACTATTTTATATGAGGATGATGGCAGTGAGTGATACTATTATAGAACCATGTGATGACTGTAGTTTCTTAGACTCCTGTCAATTCTGTGGTAACGAACTATGTAGTTGCCTAGATCCAGACATGAATCCAGATTCACCTAACTATAAACTAGTTATGTTGACTATGGAAGAGTGGGAGCACCACTTTAAACCAATTAAGAATCACTTAGATGAGAATGCTTCATTTAACGATGGCTCTGGAGGTTTAATGTTTGAAACCTACGGTGCTGAGTATGACAGCGTGGCTGCAGCAGGAGCAGAGAATCCTAACAAGATCTGGACACTAGTCGATGGTGAGGATGGGGAGACCATCATCATTAATGGTTGGGCCATGGTAAATAGAATAGGATATTTTATCACTGAGGTGCCATATGATGACATGCTAGATATAGTGGTTTGTCTAGACTAAGAAATAGGATAGTTTTATATGAGAATGATCGTGGGACCTTTTCCCCTGCGATTATTGAATCCGTGGGGTTAGGCTTGGGTAACTTGACCCCACAACCAAAAACTGATACAATCAAAGGACAACTATGAAAAAACTAACGATAGAGGAGAAAGTCGCAACTAAGATAAGTAGTTTATTATCTGACATGCGACTTAACTTAAAGATGATTGGGAGTTATATTGCACTACAACAACCAATGGAAATACATGATAGACTTGCTTATGTAACAGAAGTAATGGAACAACAAATGGAAAGACTAGATACGCACTACGCTCAAGAGACAGACCTAGCAGATTGGAACCCAGAAGATGACCACTCCATATAATATCAAGTACGCAATACTATCTGACTTATGGACACAATATAAAACAGATAAAGATATGGCTGACTTCTTTGAATATAATGATTTAGGGCTACCACTTGCTTTCATGATTGAACAAAAGATTGTTGAGAGCACACCTGTAGCACAAGTATATATTGAAGAAACCTTTGAACTATTGTGTGAGTCATTATCATTAGATTCAGATGATGAATATGAAAGTATAGAAGAAATGTTTGACCTAGAAGCAAACTCAGACAGCGAGGAAGATGATGTCTAAGAGACCAAGCATTAAAGACTACACCTGGAGTGAGATATACAGTAAGACTGATTCTGAGGGTAAACACAGTATAGTTGTGTTAGGTACTAACGATGAACCGTATGCTTACTTTCGTGTACAGGAATCCAGGTATGGTAACAAGGCACCACAAAAAATATTCTATGGTGAAACAGCATGGATGGATGTACAAAGATATGTACACGACCAGTCTATGGAGTATTGGGACTTTGATGTAGAACAGTGCCATCTTGATCGTGCATTAAAAATTATTGAAGCATTCAGTAGGGTGTCATCATGACCTTACTAAATACTATTCTTGCAGTAATAGCAGGATGTCTTATTCTCTTTGCCGCGACGGTAACGATCTTAGACTACACAAACAAAGGTAAACATATCAACAGGAGGAAATGGTAATGTTATATTGGGGAGACTATTTAGCAATGGGTATTGTCTACACTGTGGCAGTGTTTCTAATAGGATACACTTATGGTGCCTGGAGACAAATGGGTAAAGATGAAGTTCCACCACCACCAGGATGGCATGACTAATGTGGTATGAGACAGGAAACTTTTTACCAGCATATCTAGTTATACTAGGTTTGTTATTCTTCTTATTGAGTAAGGCCAGCAAATGAACCTTGATCAAACCCTTGCCTGGTTTACACTAGGATACTTTGGCATGTTGGTTACTGTGCTATGGATATTGTTTAGACAATTAGGCAAGTAAGCCCGAGCAAACCTTTATATCTTAAAGACATTAAGAACGCCACTCTCCCTTCCCCCCTGAATGTTATTACGATACCAAACCTTTGTCTCCCAAACCTTTGTATCCTAACATAGGGGTATAATAAATGTATGGGACATCATTTTGATAGAGCATTCAAGTTTAATCCAACAGCATATAAGAGATCAGAGAACAGGGTTTGGAATTCCTTTGTTGTTGTTACCCATAGGATTGGTTTGACATCTTTTAAATTTACCCCCGATTATTACGATCCCCGCAAAATTTCGGGCGGGCCCAAGAAAAACATAGCATAATAACCCTATTATAAATAACAAACCTTTTCTCCTGGTTTTCTTAATTTTTTAAAACATTTCCATATATTTTAATTCTTTTTCTTTATTTTTTTTAATTTTTTCTATTGACAAACCATCACATCTGGTATATAATATGCCCCCATATCACGGATATAAAGGTTTGGCAGGACACAAAGATATGAAGGTTTGGTATGTAATTTTTTTTGATCCCCCATAATAAGATTACGATGGGCCCCGCGGCATCGCCAATAACCCATAACCCTCCACAACACTCCACTTTAACCCTATCTAGTTATATAATCAGTAAGATATATTTTCTACCAAACCACTACATCTAGTACCCTATACACTACATATAGACAACATTTTTTAGGGTATAATGGTAGTATCGTATGTTACAGGAAGAAGAAATCGCAAACATTATTGCTCCCTTTTTGATGGGTAAGCATAAGAAAGATAAGGCTTTGGAGTTAGCCAAAGAGATAATTGATCATTTAAATAAGACTATACCAAACCCTAATTCCTAATTTTTTGCAGGGTATACCAAACCTCGTATGTGGGCTATTTGGATATGGGGTGTATAATGGATATAGATTTGGGTTCGTCTAATGGTCGGACATCTGTCCCCGAAACAGACAATATAGGTTCGAATCCTCTACCCAAAACAAAGGTTTGTTACTATAAGGGTTTGTTATACTAGGGGTTGTGGAGTATCATTTGATATACCCCGCGAATTATCGAAACAACAAAAACTTAGAATCTACTACTTGAAGACTCAACTTATTCTCAGAAGCAAACCTATTGGCAGCACTTATAACACCAGGCCAAGACGAATTGTAGTCATCACCAACTAGAACCTTATTAGTTAACGGCCACCAATCCTGCAGGTCTGCATACACCTCACGCTCTCTGTGTCCTGCATCAATGTAAACCATATCTACTTTAACCTTCTCTTTCATAAAAAGTTCAGCAGCAGCAGACGAAGTCATAGGCAAAGGGCTAATCTGGCTATTAGCATTTGAATAAGTTATGTTAGCACAGAACTGATCATAAACCTGTGAGAAGTTTTCAGTTACATTTTTAACATCACCATTTCTCCACAAAACCTCATTTGAACCTAAGAAGGTATCAACGCATATAATCTGTGCCTTTGATTGTTCAGCCATAAACAAAGCAGAAGCCCCCAACCAACTACCAACCTCAACTATTGATTCTGGATTTGATTGTTCAATAGCCTGTTTTAATGCAACACTCTTTGAGTTCCAGCCCTGAATTTTAGGTTCAAGATTTGTGACCATTGGAGTGCCTTCACAATACTTCTTTTTAAAATCAACAAAATTCATAAGTTAACACCCATTTGATCTTTAACGCCATTCCAATTTGATTGAGACTTATACAAATCTAAACATTGAAAATATCTAGTTCTACGTCTTGCAGACTTACCATAGGGGTTTTCCTCAGTGATAGACTCAGTTTTATCAAACTTGGTATAATGGCCATAGGCTCTATTCATTAAATAATCTTCTGTTTTAGCACCCCATTGTTTCCAACGATTAACCTCTTCCCTAGTATTGATAAGGTTATGTGCCTTTCTAATTTTATCTTTTAATTGTAATAAGTAAGGTATATTGTAAAGCCCTATGTTCATAGACCAAAACTGAGTCAAACCAAAAGAATCAACATCTTTCTCAGGGGTCAAATCGTTTAACTTCTTAACAAAATCTAAACCTACCCAACAAGTATCATGTATATAGAACAAGTAATCAAAACCATCAAAAACTTCAGGTCTGTCTATCAAAAAATTAAACAGGGTGTGGTCACAAGAATTTTGCTTAACTGCGTAAATTTTCCAAATGTCCCAAATAAATCTTAAACATACTTCAACTTCTGAGGCTTCCTCTGGATCATCAAAACCACCAATAACAACAAGAATATCTTTCTTATCCACACCTGCATCTATAAGACTTTTAAGACTTTTTGGTAGAGTATCTTTATAAAAATTTGCTGTAGAGTTTACTGTTATCAAAACATTTTTGTTATTTATTTGCATCTTCTGAGCCATGATCCCAATCTGGTGGAACCCACCCACCATGTAAAGCATACTTAACCAATAACTGATTTAATGGTGTTTGCTTTATTATACCATTTTTGTTATCTCTCATAAACCTTTTAGACCATTTCTCTTTAAAATAAACTTGATCAATCTTAGCAAGAGTCGTTAGATATTTACTGTTAACTGTTTGCACAACGCCATTTAAATGATGAACAACTGCTGGAACATTAATCACCTTACCCATACCAACAGCCTGCAACAATATATCATCATCACCGTAATACCACCTCAAAGTCTCATCAGTTCTCAAACCAGACTTCAAATCCAAAACCCAACAATACCCTGCTGTACGTGTCAAACCATTACCACTATGTGGATGTGGATAACCAAGTATTGCATTATTATCCCTCATTGCCTGGGCTATTGTATTAATAGGGTTATCTTTTAATAGTAGATCATCATTCAATACCGCGATATAATCGCCACCATTTGCCCTGGCAATATCTATACCCTTATTCCACCACCTATGAATGTTATGTGGGTCTAAATCCCAAACATTACGAACACCCTCTATTGGCTCTGACTCGATGGTATGAACTATAACAATTTGATCAAGAGGTATCTGACTATCTTTAATTATGTCTTGAAGATACCCTCTAGGCTTTCCAGTAGGAATAGTTAACCAAACCTTTAAATCACTCATCTGTCAAGTATACCAGCAGATAGAATAATCTTACCGTCATTGCTGCGAAAGCAGCATAGGTAGGTATAATACTTCTATTTTTCGCCGAACTTTGACAAACCGTTGCACATATGATATGCTAGATATATGAAAAAAATTATATCTATTATAGTAGGCTTTGTATTATATATGTGGCATTATGATCCGTCTTTTGCTGGATGCCCCGCTGGAAAGCACGTATACTGGCATAAACTATGTAAGAAATGTGGGAGATACAGATGAATGAAACATATGAACTAATACAAATGATGCGTAGTTCTGAAGAAGAATTAAAAACTCAAGAACTTACACCAGCAATGAAAAACTATATGAAATCAAGTGATGCACTTATTTGCTCTATGCAAGCATACATAGACTATTTACTGCAGGATGACTAACAATGTCTGACTTTGTATCATGCATTAACCATAACATGTATGACATGCTAACCTATAAAAAATGTATTACATGTGGATTTACTCTTGAACATGAAAAGCAAGGTAGATTAGTACTACTTGGTACCGAAATTGGCAACCCCTTTGACATTACCCCCAGAGTTTTAGATGCAATTTTAACTGCAAACTATATTATTTGTGAACACGAAGATAGTTTTCAACAATTATGCAACTCGCTAAACATATCTCCTAAAGGAGTTGTATGCCCTTATGATGACTTTTCTGATCAAGAAAATGAGGGTATTGAAAACCTACAATGGCTTTATGATGAGATTGAAAATGGTTTAAACGCAATAATGATTGCTGATCAAGGCATGCCATTTATTATGGACCCATCTGATTACATAGTTAAAGGTGCAATTAAACGCAACATACCAATCTCTATTTTTCCTGGACCTGACGCACCAGTAACAGCATTAAATGCTTCTGGACTAAACGCTTGGGACTTTACATTCATAGGATCCATACCTTATGACTTTCAAAAAAGAAACACCATATTTAGTGAACTAAATACTGACAACAAAACAAACATATACTTTGATAGAGATCATCACCTATTAAACAATTTAGAGCACCTATGTAAAATCATTGGTGAATATAGAAAGATAGCAGTTTGTTTTAACATGACAAGAAATGATGAAAACATACTTAGAGGAACAACAAAAGAAATTATATCTTGGTTATTACAAAATGGATATGACAAACCCAGACAAGATGCTGAATGGTTAGTACAGGTAACTGTTGTTGTTGAAGGCAATGAACCACAAAGGCCTCACATATGATTTATAACAATGAATTTAAAGACTTAGTAGCAATTGTTACTGGTGGAGCAAGTGGAATCGGGGAAGCAACCGCTAGACTGCTTCAACTACGTGGAGCAAAAGTATTTGTTTTCGATAGAAACCAACCTTCAAATCCAATAAACGGAGTTACTTATTTAATTTGCGACATTACAAATAGAGAAGATGTTAATAAATTAGTTGCTGATGTTGCTAAAAACGGTTTAGATATTTTGATAAATAACGCAGGCATAGGAGTTATAGGAGATGTTACTCAAGCAAGCGATGAAGATTGGCACAAAGTATTAGACGTAAACGTTGTAGGAACTGCACGAATGAGTGCTGCAGCGATTCCATTTTTAAGAAAATCAAAGAGTGCTGCCATTGTTAACGTTTCATCAACTGTAGCATTAAGTGGTTTTTCAGAAATTGTTGTATATTCAGCATCTAAGGGTGCAATTAACGCCTTAACTCTTGCCATGGCTGCAGATTACATAAGAGAAGGAATCAGAATTAATTGCGTAGTTCCAGCAACCGCTGATACTCCATGGGTGGAAAGATTTTTACAAGATAGTGCAGACCCTAAAAATCAAAAACAAGGAATAATTGAAATGCAACCAATGAAAAGATTAGTTGATCCTTATCAAATTGCTCATGCAATTTGTTATTTAGCATCACCATTTTCTACTTCTACAACAGGCACAATACTTAATGTTGATGGTGGAGTTACTGGAGTAAGATTTTAATGAGTACAATGGATGCTAGAGGAATACCAACACCACAATGTCCGAGTTGTGCATCAACATTACTTAAATTAACTGTTAAGTTTGATCCTGAAACATATGAAATAGATTTATATTTCTTAGGAGATGCTGAATGTGCTGTTTGTGGTACACTAGTAACAGCACCAACACCACTAGACCTGCCAGGAGCAGAAGATGATTACTTGTGAAAAATGTCAAGAACAGTTAACTGACAACACTCATGATACTTTTTGGGAAAAACATCAAACAATTCCAGACTCTTACAACTATGGTGACTTTAAAATTTGGTGTGTAAAAAAATGAGTTTAGAAAAAGATATTAAAAACATATTATTAGAAGTAGTACAAACTGTAAAGATACACAAAATTGATGCAAACAATAGTGCCATAGAATTAGATTATGACAGGCATACAATAAAACTATTAGAATTATTTAAAAAATATTTGGAAGAAGCAAAAAATGATAGCGTGGCATAGACCAGACATGACTCCTGAAGAAATACAAGACTATCTACGTCAAAACAGGGTAACCAAAGACATGGCAGATGAAGACTTTGCATCATATATTAAAAGATATGTAAAAGAAAATGATAAGGTATTGCAAAAATTAGGATCTGATATTGATGAGAATGGAACACCGTATTGGTTAAAGGCAAGACAAGAGCAAATTAAAGGGAGAGATGATATCTGATGGCGAATAGTTTTGTTGACGTATTAGGAACAGACATATCAAATATTAAAACTGATTATAATTTTTTAAATGAAGAGGAACTATATCATTTATTAAGATTTGCGGAAATTGGAGAGTCTAGAAATAATGATAAAAAACTTCACATTAGAGCAATGGAACACCTTAATGAAGAAGAGTCTTATTATGCTTCACAATTTGCTACGAAGTTAAATGATAAAATATTTGATTTTGTAACAAAGGCATACAATAGAGAGTTTATTAAAGAAAAAAATAGTTGGGGATTAAATATTCATAAAGTAAATTCTTTTACTGATCCACACACAGATATAATTGAAGAGTCTCCTGGGTTTCAAGAACCTGGACTTGTTGAACCAACTTATCCAAATTGGAAAGATGCATGGGATGGTTACTTGGCTTGCAACATATACTTAAATGATAACTATGATGGTGGAGAAGTATATTTTCCTGACAGGAACTATAAATTTAAACCAAAAGCAAACTCAATAGTCACTTGGCCTGGAAACAAAAATTTTATTCATGGAATTACAAAAACTACAGTTACTAGTAGATATGTCTATGGTTGTTTTTTAAAGTTTGCGGACTATGACAAATACAACCAATAGTGTTTTTATACATGAGTCAGCGTTGTTTAGACGTACAGACTTTACCTATGAGGATGTTAATGCTCAATACCCGCCAAAATGGGATGACCAAAACTTTACTGCTGATGGTATCTTAAAATCATTTGACAAAGTTTTATTAAGATTAGAATCTACAAACCACTGTAATTTTAAATGCACCTTTTGTCCACATCCAATCATGACTCGTGAAAAAGGTTTTATGGATGAAAACATGGTTCATAGATTACTTGAAGAGGCAGGGCAAATGGGATTTAAGATGCTTGATCTTCGTAACTTTGGGGAACCAATAGTTGATAAAAGAATTGCAGACTTTGCTAAGCATGGTAAATCAAGTGGTTTTGAAACTATATACATACACACTAACGGACATCTATTAACTAAAGACAAATTAGATAAATGGGGAGAGTCTGGAATAACTAATGCCATCATATCTTTATCTCCAAAAGGTGAGTTTGCACAAACAAGACCAGGTATCAATGTAGATAAGTTCTTTAACAATCTTGAAAAACTAATTAAAGATGATCCTCTTTACTTAGATATATTAAGTGTTGATTATATTAGAACAGGTATGTCTACTGAAGAAGAAGAGAAAGAGTTCTTTGATTGGATGACTTCTACTGGGCTAAAGAAAAGAATGAGCATTGAACTACATAACTGGGCTGTTGGAGAGGATACTTCTCACTATAGATGTCATAGGCTTTGGTCATCAATCACAGTATTATGGAATGGTTTAGTTGCTTTATGCTGCCTGGATTATGAAGGAGACTATGTTCTTGGTGACATGAATACTCAAACCTTAAAAGAATTAGTAAACAATGATCTTTATGTACAAATTAGAAAAAACCATGCAGATGGTAAGTTCTTATCTAAATGTGCTTCTTGCGATATGCCTAAGCAAAAAGATTTATAATAAATTTTTAATAACCTTATTAATAATAATCTTGACCCCTCTTGATGTTATTTTATCAGCATCAAAAGTTTCAGTATAGCCACCTTGAGGCATATCCTCTTTACTTACAAAACCTTCACTCTTTGTTTTATCTTTCATCTTAGATAACACTATTCTTTCTACCTTACGTGCTATCGTTATGCTATCAAAATACCAATACTCGACTATTTTCCAACCATTTGATCTATGGGTAGGGTATCTAGTATTACCTATGTCGTTTATTCCTACCTTAAATGCCCCGAATTTTTCGTGGTAAATCAAATATAAAAGGGCTGGACCTCTATGCATATATAGATTATATCGCACTATGGTATACTTAAATCCTAAGAGAAAGGTACTCTATGTCATTTGAACAAGGAGTAGCACATATCAGCGAATGGTATGAAAACAATGACGGTCAAACAAGAAGAGACTTTGTAATCAGAGACTTTGGAAACTGGATTTGGCACGTAAAACAATCAGCAGATAAAGGCTCAACAGTAGTTACTGAAAATGTAGCATACCAAAGTGATCCAAACTCAGGAGAAACAAACAAATTAGACATCTCCTATTTCTGCAACAGATGTATCAATCCAGAACTATACCAAGAATTACAGTTTACGCATGAATGCCAATGCTGTAATTTTAAATGGTAAAACTAAGATATAATCGTATTGGATAGTACGCTATCCAGAAGGAGAATTAAAATGGGCTTACCAATCAAAGATGGAAAGATTACTACCGCTTACAAAAAGTTAGGCAAGATGTGGTCAAAAGGGTATCATACTGGGGTCGACTTTGCAGTTAAGACAGGTACACCAGTAATTGCAGTTGCAGATGGAAAAATTGAACCAGCAAACTGGGGAAAATCATACGGAACTCAAGCAGTACAAAAAGTTGAAGGCGGATGGGTAATCTATGCACATCTTTCTAAACTAGATGTAAAAGCAGGAGATAAAGTAACTAAAGGACAACAAATAGGATTAAGTGGAAACACAGGAAACTCTTCTGGTCCACACTTACATTTTGAAATGAGAGATAATATTCGTTGGTCAGCAGGAAAAGATATAGATCCACAAGCAATATTAGATAAATAGAAAAGGAATAATAAAATGTCTGGCAGATTAATCGTAGGATCAATGCACATTGGTCACGTACTCGACATGAGTCAAAGAATGATAGATGCAATTCGTGCTAACAAAATAATATATAGTGATTATATGCCAGACAATTTATATGATGTTATAGAATTTTATGGAATGAATAGAAATGATTATGATGTTAGAATTTTAAAAAGCACAAACACATTATTTGCAGATGAATATCAATTAAAAGAATGTATGGATTTAATAAAAGAAGGAAGAGATGTTTTGTTAGTTGCTGGAGAAGGTCAAATTGGTATAGCAGATCCTGGTAATCAATTTATTCAAGAATGTATTAAGCAAAAACTTAACTACACTGTATACCCTGGACCAAATTCTCATGTTACAGCCTTTGTTGCAAGTGGAATAACTAACGGAGACTTTACAATATCTTCAAACATGCAATATCCAGAAAAAACTATTCAATATTTTAAAGATCAAGATACTCCATTAGTAATACCAATTTGGCCAAACAGACTTAAAGACATGTTACAGTTAATAGATACTGAGTTTAAGTTTAACAACGGTAAAAATAAACAAGTAACTGTATGCGTAGATATGACATCTAATGAAGAGATGTATATAACTGATTGGGCTAACAAAATAGCACACAGAGAAGAAATTCAAAAAATTAGAGAACATGGTAAGATAGTTTTAGTAATTAGTGATTTTCTTAAAGAATAATTTTATAATTATCAAAGTCTTTAAATTTTATTGATCTATAAACATTGTATCTATTTCCATCTATAGGATCTTTTACACCATGAATAAAGTTTTTATTACCAGCCCACATAACTAAAGAGTTTGCTTTAGGTTTAAATTCATAATTTCTGTCAATAAAATATACTTGACCACCAGAGTAGTCATCATTAATGTATATATTACAGGACAGGTAACCGTCCCAAGCATTTTTCCAATCAACCAATTCTTTTTCTTCAGGCTTTTCTCTATTCAAACCCTCTATAATGTCAGTGTGTGCAGGAGTTATTGCTCCTGGAGTTGCTATAGTAGCAGCAAGCATATGTGTATTATCATCAACAAACTCTAAGCCATAAAGTTCTGTAGCAGTTTCTATAATCTTTTTATTATATTTATTTTGTATTTCAATAATTTCTGGAGTAATAACTTTATCTATTTCTTCTTGAATATGTTGACCATTTTGTGGTTGTGCTGCCGACACCCAATCCAAAAACTTTAACATCTTGTTATAATCATCTAAGTCCATAAAGTTTTCTTTAGTCTTAATTAAACTTATGTCACTACCTAAAACATCTGCAAAGTTGTTCATTTTGTATGATAGTCTTTGTTTAGATCTCTTAAATATTGTAAGTTTGCTGTGTACGGAAATGGTATTTTTGCTAATCTAGTATCTAGTTCTCTTTGAGTTATGTTAGAGAAAAAAGAAACTATTGTATATCTAGGATTTCCTGGTCCAATATCATATATCTTGTGTTCATATATGTAAGACGCTGGAAAAACAAATAACTGTTTTGCTTTTGGCTTAATCTTTAATTTAAAGTTTATAAACTCTAACTCTCCGCCTTCATAGTCATCGTTTGGATAATAAACCATAGCAACAGTTCTTGGGGTTCCGTAAGAATCATCTGGGTGCATACCAAAATAATCTCCTTCAGTATACTTACTTATTCTCCAATACTCTCTGCTTTGTGGATCTAAATCATAATGCCATAAGTATGAATCTATAACTTCTTCAAAAACCTTACATAGTTCTAAATCTTTTTCTGGCTCTTCAAATGTTATCCAAGTGCTTACACCTTTTTTGCCAACTTCTTTTGAGATTTCTTTTCCATCTGAATCGTGTAAATAATCTTCTCTAACAAATCTTCCTTCATCATCTAATTTTTTAATATAATCAAATCCATCTAGCCATACATTATCATATATGTGTATTCCTGGTGCTGGTTGTTCATGTTTAAATTTGTTACCCTTGCGACTTTGTGTAATGTTTAACTTAGCATTAGCCAGTTTAATTGGATCCACTTAAAAACCTTTCACTATAAGATTAATTATATCATACATACATTAATCCTTCTTAATGTATATGTCTGAATACCCACAATAACCAAGGGCATATCCAACAACATACCAATTGCCCTTGTTTAAAAAATTATTAACTGCCTCAACACACTCATATTCTTCCTGCTCAAAGTAACTCCAAAAAGTATAATCATTTATTCCTATAACTCCACCCTTGTTTATAACTTTTTCAGACTCTGTTAAAAATATACCTACTGACTCATAATCTTGAGATGCATCTATATAAATATAATCAAATTTTTTATCTATATTTTTAATTGTATCTTTTATATTACCCGCAATAGTTATAACATTTTTATCTTTAAGTAAATTTTTAACATACTCCTCATGATTTTCAGCAGTCCATCTTCCATACCTAGCACAAGCCTGATCAAAAAAATCTAATAAATAAGAAAGATCAAAATTTTTTCTGTCCAACAACCATTTTGAATAATCTCCCCCACCAGCCCCTAATTCTAAATACAACCCACTATCAGGAATTATAGACAAAACATTTTCGTCAAATCTGTCAGCAAAAACTTTAGCATTAATTAATTTTGATGGTTCTATAAATTCAAATCTTGGATTTTCGCCTCTATATTGCTTCATGCTATAATTGTAGCATATGAACTCTACATCACTTATTACTGTGGCCTGGGGCAATAAATATAAAGTTGTCATTCCTAGATGGTGGCACTATATAGAAAGAATAAGAATTAAACCAGATGAAATAATAATAGCACATCATCCAGATGATGATACTGGTGTTAGAGAGTTCGCTGAACAACATAAAGACTATAATATTAAACTAGTTGAGTGCTATGAAAGAAATTATGCAAAAATGGCTAATACAGCAATAGCAGCAGTAACTTCAGAATGGTTTATTCCAATAGGGTTTGATGACTTCTTGTATCCAAATGCCTTAGATTTTCAAAAAATTGTAAAACCAGATGTTGATATTGTTTTAGCCTCTAGAGATGTAACAATGGAAAATATTTTTGTAGAAACAAAACCAGAAAACTTTACAAAATTTCAAAGAATATTACAACCTACAGCAAACTGGGCATCATTAAGTAAAGGGTTTGAAGATCATAGAGTTTTTCATAATAGTCCAATAAGAAAATCTTTATGGGAAAGACTTGGTAAATACCCAGACTACATAATAGCAGACTGGGCTTTTTTTTTAATTGCTTTACAAAATAATGTAAAAGTTCAGCATTGGTGTGCAGTAACTGTATTACAGTATTGTAATCCAAAAACACTTAGTCAAAGTGAAGAAGCGTATACTGAAATTCATAATTTAAGAAAATCTATGGGCCTAGAGTGACAACTATAGGACTGCTGCCAGCATCTGGAAAAGCATCAAGAATGAATGGTTTACCTAAATTTGCACTTCCTTGTGACGAAGACAATACATCTTTGATAGAAAGACAAGTTCAACAAATGAGTTTTTATGTTGACAGGATAGTAATAAGTACAACTAGCAAGTGGTACGAATTAATAAAATCTTTTGATTTAAATAAAGTAGATATTGTTGTTATAGAACCGTCTACTATGAATGACGCTTTGGTTAAAATGTCAGAACAGTACAAGGCAGATAAGTATATAGTTGGCATGCCTGATACATACTTTAAAGGAGAAAACCCATACATCAAATTATCTAAGCATATAAAAACTAATATGATTTCTATAGCATGTTGGCCAATGCACGATGAACTAAAGGGAAAAGTTGGTCAGGTTGAGTTGATTAAAAATTCTATTATTGGTATTGAAGAAAAGGCGAAAGACTGTGACTATCCACATATGTGGGGTGCTTTTGCTTTAGATAGCGTGGTATTAAATAAACTTAACAGATTCAATATGCACATAGGTATAGATCTTGAATACTTAATAGTAGATGAGATAAGTAATATGTATGCTTTTGAGGTAGACGGAATGTACTTTGATGCTGGTACCATAGATGGGTATAGGGATTTATTAAATAGTATATGATATAATTATACTGTCTGCTCTTAGGAGGGACAAAACTACTCGCTGAAAAGGAGAAATAAAATGGTAACATCTATGTTGGATCTTTTTCAAGATCCATTTTTTGTTGGCTTCAATCGTGAATTGGAGCGTTTTAAAAAGGTACAAACCAATAACAGTGGATATCCACCATATGATCTAATCAAAATTGATGAAGATACATATAAGGTAGACATTGCCCTTGCTGGTTTTTCCAAAGATGATATTGAGGTAACTGTAGATAACGGCTCACTCATCATTAAAGGTGAAAAGAAAGACAGCACTGACGGTTCTCAAACTGTCCATAAGGGAATCAGTTCTCGTAAATTTACCCGCATTTTTGCACTGGGTGAATACATGGAAGTAACTAATGCTGAATTGGTTGACGGATTATTATCTGTTAAGATTGAAAGAATCGTACCAGAAGATAAAAGACCTAAACAAATTCAGGTAAAATAGACTCATAGTTATTTAATATTAACTAGAGGGACCTGAGCATGTCTGGAAACTGCTCTTTACTTTTTGACTACTGATTGGTATACTAGATATATGGTTCCAAATGACGTGTTGTATCCTTTTGAAGAATTTGTAATAAATAAAAATAAAACCCTTAAAGGCTATATTTATGATTATTTTGGCAGAGAATGGTACTATCAGTGCCCCTCATGTTATACAGATATTTATGCTCCTGGCAAAAAAAGCATTCAAAAAGCAACAAAATATCATTTTAAAGAAGTATGTGGTGGTGGTTGGTAATGTCTAAACAATGTGGCACATGTACAAAATGTTGTGACGGAACAACTGTTGGTGGTTTAATTTATGGACATGGATTTGGAAATAAAAAGCCTTGTTACTTTTTAGACATAGCAAACAAAAACTGTAGCATTTATGCTGATAGGCCAGAACACCCATGTAAGTCATATCAATGCATGTGGCTTAAATATGAAGACGTTCCTCTATGGATGAAACCAGAAAATTCTAATGTTACGGTTACCGCAGAAGACTATAACGGCAACAAGTTTTTAATAATGAATGCTCAAACCAACGACTATTCAGCAAAAGTTTTATCTTATGTAATTAATTATGCAGAAAAAAACAACATGAACCTAATCTACGATCTCACATCTGGAGGACCTTGGATATTAAAAGGAAATAAGGACCAGTTAGCAGATTATATTTTTAACTCAAAATCTTTTGAACACATGCCATTAGACTTTACTCATCAAAAAGAAACTATATAGTATTATTAAAATCTTCAAACTTAGTCCAAAGACTACAAGAGTATCTAGTATTTCCTTTAGTTTCTCTAACTCCGTGTAGGTAGTGTGTATTTCCAGGAAATGATACCAACATGCCTGGTTTTGGTTTTATTTGAAAATCAAAATCTGGAAAAAATAATTCTCCACCTGTAAAGTCATCATTTAAATATAAGATGTTTGCTAAATGTCCACTCCAAAAATATGGAAATTGTTTTTCTTGAGCCTCATATCCATCTTTTACACCAAACTCTTCTGTATATCCTATTACATCAGTATGTGGATCTAAATATGTACCTGATGGATGAAATGCATAATGAAGATCTATGTCTGTTATTTGATTCATGTTATAAAATTTTGTAGAGTTTTTTGCTATTAAAGGAGTAATATATGAAGCAAAATACTTTAACATTTTATTATCTATCTGAGTATATGATAAACCTTTGCCGTGAGTATGATGGGTATCGTATTCTGGTTCATGTTTTTTACATTCATTTAAAATAATTTCAACTTCATCTTGTGGTAAAAAGTTTTCAAATATGCCAATATTTTTTGTATCAATACCTATTTTTGTTGTAATATTATCTATTTTTTTAACTGTTGGTCTGTAATATCTTTCATCTATCTTATACAAAACTAAACTTCTTTCTTGTGATTAACCACGTATCTTGAAAACTTTTCTCTAATTGTTCCATCTTTTCTGACACGAACAATCCAACCATCTTTTATTTGAATTTGGTTGTGTGCGTATTTTTTCTTTCTATTTTTTCTTAACCTGTTATTGCTCATTGATTTTTTTTCCTTGATAGGATCTGCCCCAAAAAAATGAGGATATCATTAATAAACCAATAACCAATGAATGCCAAAAATAAAATGTGTTCATTACAAAACTATTCTATTTGATTTAGTATAATCTTTACCAAAGTCAGCAAACAATGCTTTATCTTTTTCAGCATTAACAATTCTTCTTGACCATGCAAAACCAGCATCGCCACCCCATGCTAACCACATAATCTTTCCGTTAGAGGGATCTGTTGCATTATTAAAATCTTTACCTTTTTTATCTACTTCGTGTCTTGAAAAATAAGAATACATACGTTTAACTGTACTTAAAGATATTGACTCTCCTCTAGCAAGTTGACCTGCACGAGTCCAACCAACTGATGTACCAGCACCATTTGCTTTGCCATCTTCTTTGTATTTGATTGCTCTACGTGCTGCTGATCTTACACCTGCTGGTGGAGAATATCCATCTGCTTTTGACAAACTATCTGTTTCATAAACAACAGTGTCATCATCTTCCCAAAGATCATCTGCTTTTGCTGCAGGTACACAATTAGGAACTGGTTTACCATTTGCTCCTGGTTTCATGCCACGCTGTACGTATCCATCCCAACATGGTGCTTGCTTGTTTACATCTTCTGAATCCATTGGTTCACCTTTCATGTCTACTATTGTAGCATCCTTGTACATCATACCTATACTGTATGCTGTTGCTTCCCACTCACCGTCTTCATATTCAAAAATTCTAACAGCCATTGCTGGATTCTCTGGTGGCATTGATTCAATTGCATACTCTGTTCCAGGAACTCCGTAGGTTCCACCTTCAATCATAATGTGCTCAACCATTCCATAAACTACCCCTTCAGAGGTAGAACCCATAACCATATCGCCTTCTTTTATCATATACATATTGTACCACTCTCTTAGTGATATACTTGTTTAATGATCTATGACAAATATGTAGAGCAATTTGACAAAATAGGATATCTACAAGATAGGATAGTTACAGTACCTAACTTTATTGATAAAGAAGATCTTAATCTAATCAATAATTGGATGAATCAATCCAAAATAGATGGTTCAATTGATAGATCTATTATAGATAATAAAGATGTTGCTAACATACTTTTAAATAGTGAAAAAAGAATACATAATCAAATATGCAAAAACTATACCAATGTGTATGGTGTTGAGTTTGAAGAAAAGGCTTTTATTCCAACTCATTTAATAAAATGGAATCTTGGTTATGATAATCCATTGCCAGTACATGCTGACTGTGAAAGGCCAGATGGATTGCCAGCAATGCATGACGGATATTACAAATATAATCTAGCGGCAATATGTTATTTAAATGATAATTATGTTGGTGGAGAAATTTTTTTTCCACAATTTAATAAAATTATAAAACCAAATGCAGGAGATTTGATAATGTTTCCAGGTAGATTTAGACACGGAGTAACTGGAGTTAAGAGTGGAGATAGACACACAATGTTATCTTGGTTTAGATTTAATGTTGAAGACAACACTCTTGATGAAGATATACCATATTCTGGTACTGCTCTTGGTGTACTGTTTAATGATGAGACAGGCAGTTAATTAAAACTACCTGTCCCTGATTACACCTGTTTATTTTTTAGCAGGTTTTTTTGCAGACTTTGCTGCTTTTTCAACTTCTGCTACATCTGGAAGTCTTCCAAATGCTGTATCGCTTGGATTAATTGCACGTAATGCTACTGGGGCAATTGCTGCCAATAGAGCATATGCTAGATCTTTTGGATCTGTTACGCCTGTCATGTACAATGCTAGTCCAGCACCTAGGACAGAGCGTCCGTATGATGCAAGAGCGGCCTTTAATTGTTCTTTATTCATTTTTATTTCTCCTTTTTCTTTGAGCATTTAATATGCCCAAACCTATGAGTAATTTTTCTTGGACCAAAAGTTTTTCTTATATCCATTTTCCATTACTTTTTTAATACCGTAAGACATTTTTTTAAATTGTTTATCATTATATTCTAATCCTTGAGAAGTCCAATCTTCTCTTTTAATAAATATCATTTGATATATTGGAGTTCCAGCAGGTATCAAACCTTCAAACCCTTTCTTTACCATAAAAGGTATTGGCCCATTAACTGACCATTTATCTGTATCTATAATACCATTCATTGTTAAGAATGGTAGGTCTAATCTGTTTGCTGGATGAAAGTATAATGTACTATACCCTGCTGGAGTCTGAGGTTCCCACTGTGTAATCCAATGAAATTCGTTAGTATAGTAACCATCAAAATTAGGAAATACTCTTCTAGAATCAGTATCCTGTGCTCTTGTAGACAATGGTTTAATTGGACCAGCCCACTTATAAGTTACAATATCATTACCTGTGTTTGGATCAATACCAAGATTCGTTATTTCAACATCACATATTAGTTCTTGTGTATATCCTGAAGTTAATGCATCTAAAAATGGTGGACATTTTTTTGCTGTACCGTCGTCCCTATTACCTCTCAAAGTTGGTTGAAGAGTAGGCATATCCTTAAACCATTTTGGTAAATAGTTTTTTGCAGACTGTGGTCTTGGGGTCATAAATTCTGCATCCTGACTAGATGGAACAAAGTTTACTTCTTGACTATTTGTCATGATAAAAACATTTTTCTTTCTAGTAAATCCATATGTGAATCACACAAGTTTAACTCTCTTGGGTAATCATTAAATATACGTGTTGCTTCTTCAGTGCAAGAGTATTCCTCACACACACGAAAAGCACTCCACGCGACATCTGTTTGATCTTTAAGCCTTATCAAGATCCACCTCCTCTGGAATTAACTTCTTTAATTCATGAAATGATTTAGACACAACCTGCATTTGATTTCTAGTATCAGTATCAAAAATAGCACCATACTTGTCATGAAACTCTATAATAGGACTTAAGTCTGTTACTACATTACTAAGAGTATTTTGTACATTTTCTATATATTCAAAAGCAGACTCTCTAGATTGATTAAGAAAGTTTATAAAACCTTCCTGAACATCTGTTTTTACAGATTCTTCTTTATCCCTATCCTTTAACTTATCAAGTAAAAAAGCGTTTGTTGTAGTTGTATCTATTTGCATTTGAAATATTTTACTTAAAGCATCAGTATACTGAAACTTTAACCACATTCCTTTTAGTATAGCGACCATAGACAACGCTGTAGTAAATATTAATAAAAGTATTAACCAACTATTTAACATCTTTAATAGCCTCTCTTGTTAACAAAACAATAGCACCATTTTGCTCTAATGCTTTTTTAACTTTAATTATATACTCAACTGCCGCTATCTTTCCATCGTGATCTAACCTAGCCAAAGATTTAGGATCTAGTTTAACAGACAAAAAGTTATCATTATCTATAATTTGCACACCAAAGTTTTTAGGTGCAGTAATAGAACGAAAAGCCCTTTTCATACTGTCAGTATACATTATTAGTCCTATAACATTATATCAGAGGCCACTACTTATTCATACCCATGGTTAAGGTTTGCCAAATATTTGCCCATATTGGTTTTGTTTTATGGTTGTTAAATTCTCTAGATATTTCTCCCTGCTCAAGATAAATACCGCCCCAAACTCCCCACTCTTTTTGAGTAATTCCAACAGAGAAACACTCTTTCATGACAGGACAATCTAAGCATAGTTTATCTATGGCTGGCCTAAGCATTGAATCATTTTCATACTTTTCAAAAAAAATGTTAGTATCATATTTATAACATGATCCTTTTTCTTTCCACTCATGTTTTTTCATATTAACCTACATATTTAGTTGGCATATTCCAACCATCTCGTGATGGCGAAAATATTTTTTTAATATACCATGCTCCATTTACAAAGGCACCAGCAGTAGATAGACGTCCTTTATCTGATTGCGTCATTTCTATTACATCCCAACCATCCCAAGATAGTTTTTTATTATTTGCAACAATTGATTCCATAACTTCTAACTTATCAATTATCATTTTGCACCCAAGTCAATTGCTTTGAAACCATTTTCTCTGTCAAATAAAATCCAATCCATTGATTCTATTTGCATTTCTCTATTTATGTGTTCAAGAATAATATCTTTATCTAATTCTCCACATGTGTATAAATCAAATTGCAGCATTGCAGGATCTTTTTCATCCCAAATATGAAATGCAATATGAGATGTTTCAATCATTACTATTGCTGTTAAACCACGATTTCCTTCAGCCTCAACATAAGAAGCAAAAGGTCCTTTGATAATCTTCATCTGTATTGCATAAACTAGTCTTGTTAAAAACCCAACGCCATCTTCTGGAGTCTTTAATGGATTTTTTACTTTAGCATTAATCAGTATGTGCTTGTGTTGTAACATTGTTTTCTTTCTCTAGTAGCGGAATATTCCAACTTCAACGTTGTGAAGTTCTGCTTCTGCAACTAATGCAGAAGGTTGATCCTGTGGTGTACTTAAATAAGCAAAGTAACCAACTGAATCAAAATTTTCTTTTAGCCAAGTAGGTGCAACTTTAAAGAACTTAATCTTTTTGCCCCTTGCTCTTAGTCCTCTTTCAGATAAATTTGAAAACTCTGAAACCATAGAATTAACTTTTGCAGGACCTGCTGAATAAATATGAAACTTATCATCATCTTCTGGCAAAGAAGCCAGTGCTACCCCCATAGCCCTAATGAATATGCTGTAGTCATCAAAACCTTTACTGCCTTGAACTGCGACTATCATGCCTATTCACCCTTTCTAAGTTGATCTATAATAAAAAGCATCTTATCTAATTCTACCTTACTCATACCCATTGTGTCAACTACTTTAGCATTAATTTTATCTACGTTACCGTCAATAATTTCAGACACATAAAACACATTATTTTTAGTCCAATATGCCTTGCCGTCTATAATCAATATCCTTATATTAACGCTCTTAAGATGTTTGGCTGATTGATTATTTTTAGGAGCCATCTTTGTTATTTGATCTACCTGTGGAAGTATAGGTGCTAAAATTCTATGTATGTGGCTTTGACTATATCTTATTAAAAAAAAAGCCTCGCGTTTATTTCTTTTATTCATTAAAAATAAAACAGATAAAAACAATACGAGAGTTGTTGTTACTGCTCCTAATAAAAATTCCATCTATTTTATTCTTTTTCCATAATAATTCTGATTATTTCTTTTAATGTATATTTATTATTTTCTTTTAATTTTTCAACTTCTTCTTTATTAAATGCTTTTGGCAGTAAATTTATTGTTGGTTCTTTTTGTGTTACATCCATTGCTATAAAACCATGTTGCCACAATGCCATTGTTTCTCTAGTAAAATATGTTGCCATCTCACTATGAAGTTCTGGATTAACATATTCTAATTTTGAAGTAAAGTTATATAATGGCTCTCCAGTTTCTATGTCCATACCAGCCACTTCTAAAGCACCAGTTAAAATTAAATTAGCAATAATGTCATCATTATTTTCAGTCATTATTAAACCCTACTTAATAATTGTTACAGAGAATGAGGTTTTCTTACAAGACTTTAAACTATTTGCAATTGCATCTTTTTCTTTTTTATCAACAGAAAGAGACCATCTAACTTTAACTGATACCCAGTTAGTCAAGTATTCGCACACGTATGCTTTATTTGTTGGTAACCAATCTGCTGGATCTCTATCTGATTTTGATCTATTAGATGCACCTGTTACCGCAATTAAATGACGTGGATCCATCTGATCATTTGCATAAACTTCACGTTTTTTTGCATCCCATGCCTGTGCACCAGAATCCCATGCCTCTGCTAAAGGAACCATATGATCAACATCAAGTTTACCTGCTTCAGTTACAGTTACATTGTCGTATATACTTAACCATTTACCACCAGTAATTGCACACTTTTTGTCAACAGTTGGCTTTACAGTTGCTTCTGAAATAATAACTGCTTTTCTAGAATCACAACCGTTGCCCACTCCAACCCAATGCTTAAATTGTTCTCTTTTATATCCTGTACGAACTTCATCAGCAATCTTTAAAGTATTTAATGCTGACAATGCATCCTTATATTTTTTATCTGCAGCGTTAGCAGATATAGTATTAAAACATAGTGCTATTGCACACACTGCAACTAAAACTTTATTATTATGCTTGATCATTATTTTTTCCTATTTTTTCTATTTTAAAATTACTTCTATCGTTATGAACAATGCTTTTAACATTCGGTAACTTGATTATTTTAGCATTTGGAAAATCTTGTTTAATTGCTTGACCTACTTGTTCAAAATGTAATAAATCATTTTCTGTCATTCCAGAAACATGTTTAACGCCCACAACTACTTGTGTATTTGTTGACAAACTATCAACATATTCTGCAAAATCTGTTTCATTCCATTTCTGATAAGTATCTACCATTAAAGTAGTATTTTCTTTCCAATCAAAAAGTCCAAATTTTCTAATAATAGTTATTGCTCTTGTTGGTAAAGCGTCTTCATGGCTATCACCTGTATCTATTATCTTATGATCAAAATATCCTGGATCTTCCCAAGCACCAGAATAGGGGTTGGATTTAGTGTCAACCCAAATTATTAAATCTGGTTTTCCAAATATTTTTCTATATTGATCTATGTTAAAAACACCATCTACAATTACTGGCTTATCTTGTTTTGATTCTATTAATCTTGCTAATAAACCTAGTTTTTGATAATACAATAATTCATTATAACCTGCAAAAAAATTAGTAAAACTTTCTTTATCTAAATGTATGCCGTTAATTCTATCTCTTACTGCATCTGCAATTTCAGTTGCACCAGATCCAGGCAATCCTATAAACTGTATTATCATTTTAACTAAAGTGCCTATCATATTGCAAAACAACTTGTGCAATCATACTGTCTATAGAACCCATAGACTTTGTTATTATAAAATGATATTCTTCTTCAGATGGCTTTTCCCATCTAAAATCAGATGGAGCATTTGGAACTGCGGGTGGATTAACTGCATCCGCTTCATCAATTGTGTCTACCCAAACAGTCATAGTGTCAGGGAATAGATCTGGATTATCTCTAAATTGCTCTCTTGCTTCTATAGTTGGAAAATATCCACTTGGAACAAAAAGTTCTACATTATTTTTTGATGCCACGGTACCAATAGTTCTTAGCCATCTAGCAAATGGTGACTCTGTACTTGCAGTAGGCAACTCTCTGTCTGTACAAAAAAATCCATTCATTTTGTCTGAAAAACCTTTTGCAACTTGATTTCTAGTTTCTGCGTCTAAACCAAAAAATTGAACTGTACGCATGTTTAGCCTTGTCCCTTCAACTTGTTCTCGATTAACCTATCTCTTTCATCTACTATATTAATAGCAAACTTCATAATTTTATCATACCCAACAGCATTATCTACTATCTTGTTATAATGATGTGCACAAAACAATAGTTCTCCATCTAAGCCCACAGCCTTTACATAGGCTTGTGCATTACACCTATCACATCTATCGTTTAATGTCAATAGATATTCGTTTACTTCTGGAGTTGTTTTAGTCATTAACATAATTATACCTTTGTTTAGTAGTTGTATCAATTCTATCATATACCGCGAACTTTGTCCACTGTATTATTTTTTTCTTTTATCTGTTGAATAAAACCCATCACCATTAAACACACTGGCTACGGAATCATATTTTCGAACCAAGGATACGTTGCATTTTTCACAATCGTACCCTGGATCGTTTTCCCTAATTGAGCGAACTTTTACGTATTCTGTTTGACATTTTTTACATATATATTCATAGATGGGCATTAATCCACCTTTTTACCAAACCTTGACCAGGCTCTTTCATGTAAGAAAAATCCAACCATTTCACAGGCTGTGTAAATTATTGCAAAAGATCCAGCATATTCCCAGTGTGCTTCACCAGTAATTAACTTTTCAAAAAAATATACCAACGTACCAACAAAGCCTATGTGAACAATAGGCCAACTAAAACTTTTATACAAACTTCTTTTTCTAGATTCTTTTTTCATAAATCTCATTCCTTATCTCATCAAAGAACTCTGCAAATTTGAGTGATTCATAAACTGACATAACCCAAGATTTTTCTCCCCTAATATGATTAGCAAACTGTTCTGCCATTATCTTATAAGGATCACAAGCCTCAAATTCTTCTACTACTATTTTACCATAATTGTTTTCAATAATCAAGTTGCTTACATTATTATAAGAAAAATAAGCATCGTTACCTGGTGTACATATCTTACCCTCTGTTCCAGTAATTGTTAAATAGTCCGTTTGTTTAATATTCATAGAAGTAACGGTCCTACACTCTATGTCATCGATCTTATAATTAATTATTAACGTTTCGTCACAACCATCTGGATGCCAACGTACCTTTGTTTTGATATCTTTAACTGGAGCAAAATCAGTTATCCACAATGGTGCAACAGCAGAATAAGGACCAAGGTCATAAAGACTTCCTCCACCTAATTCAGGGGTTGTTCTAATCTTATTAATATCATTAAGTTGAGAATAGGTTGCAGATGTATCAATACTGGTTATTTGACCAATTAATCCTGAGTCAACTAATTGTTTAATTCTCTTAGTTCGAGGATGCCATCTATTCCAACTTGCTTCCATTAACAATTTTCCTGTTGATTCAGAAACCTTGATTGCTTCCTTTAATTCTTGAGCATTCATTGCTATTGGTTTTTCACACAAAACATGCTTTCCTGCTTGCATGGCCTTTATTGCCCAAGGAATGTGCAGGGAATTAGGTAGCGAAATATAAACTGCCTCAACTTTTGGATCATCAATTAAATCTTGGTAATCGGTATAAAACTTTCCTGAAGGAGATAATGCCTTTGCTCTATCAGCATCCCTTGCTGCTACTGCATAAATTTCACTGGATGAAGAGTTATTTAATGCAGGGTAAAGACCTATCTTAGCAATTAGACCTGCACCAATAAAACCGAATCTAACTTTCTCCATTTATGAATACGTCTTGCTATTAATAATGCTTCTTCTTACCTTCCAATAATTTTCTTCCATATCTATTTCATTATAAAAATCTACTATGCTTCTTGTATAGTTTAAAATATTAAAGTATTTATTTTTACCCATTATCATTAATTTTTTGACTTCTTTTGTCATTTCTTCATCATCAAAAATCCAGATTCTAGTCCAATGATTTTGATTGTTACGATCAGTTCCAACAAACTTCCACCATCTTTCATCATATGGAAACGAGTACTTAACATCGTTGCCAGCATAGTGAACTATATTTTCAGCATATGGAGCAACCACATCATAACCTTGGCAATATACTGCTATAGACTGCTCTGGTTCTTCAAATGGAAATCTATGATATGAAGGAAACTTTATAGCCTTAATGTCAGAACATTTTGCAAAAATAAAATTACAAGAAATATAATAATTTTTAAAATATTTGTCATTAACTCTATCTTTATTTAATACTGAATCAAACTCAACAACTTCACCATGCAAATCCAACTCATCAAAATCTCCATCTATAATCCATTTTGTTTTCCAATTATGTTTACCTTGAATAGTGGCTGTAGCCTGTCTAGATATTATTCTCTTTTCATTGTTCTTGGTTAATTCTTCTATGTCATCTATTAAGGCAGTGTCCCAGTTAAGTTCAAAATCTGCATGAGCATCTATTCCTAAGAAATACTGTTCATCGTCTATTAGACCTCTTATAGCCTCTCTAATGCCCACTATACCTGGCTGACCCTCTGCTATGTCTTGATCTCTAACTATCTTTACATCATTAAACATTGATAGGTCTGGCTCTTCTTTATAGTTTAGTCCAAGTCCAAATACAATATTTTCAGGGTAATAGGCAGTATCCAAAATATGATTCATGGTATCTACTAGATGAGTATCTTCCCATGCTGGAATAGATACAAATATTTTTTTATTCATTATATTATCTTTGCTCCGTATGCTTGTTCCCAATTAATTATATCACTCTCATCATTAAGTAATGGTTGACCCTTAATATTTAAACTGGTATTAAGCAAAACTGGTACCTTTGATATTTTGTACCATCTAGACAACAGGTCGTATAGTCCAGGATGCTGATCCTTATTTACAGTCTGAACCCTAGAAGTTCCATCTTTATGAACAACGGAAGGTATCAAGTCTGGCTTTAAACACTTAACTGCGTACTGCATATAAGGACTTGTAAAACTCATATCAAACCATTTACTTGCATGCTCTTCCATCACAACTGGTGCAAAAGGTCTAAAGAGTTCACGCTTTTTAATATTATTAACCTTATCTTTAATGTTTGGATCTCTAGGGTCTGCTAATATACTTCTGTTACCTAACGCTCTTGGTCCATATTCTGCTCTTCCACTCGCTACCGCCGCAATTCCGTTATTCACTATTTCATTTAATGCTGCATATACTGGATAGTTATCTCCCAAATCATATCCAAGAAACGGTGTCTTAAAATCAACATGCTTTCCATACAAGGCTGCTGCAGCACCTAAAGAACTTCCAGCATCTCCAGGGTTTGGCATAATCCATATATCATCAAATATATTCCACAACAACGTATTAGCAGAACAGTTAAGAGCACAACCACCCATAAAAACTAATTTATTTTTCTTAGTTAATCTTTTTGCCATATACATAAAATCTATTAACTTTATTTGATAAACTTCTTGTACTGCTGCGGCAATATCAAACCTATCTTGCTCAGTTATTTCTGATCCCCAATCAAAAATTCCTTTATGAAAATTATATTTTTGATACCCAATTGATGGAAAGTATTCTAAAACTTTTTTAAGATATTTTTGTTTATCTCCATAAGCAGCCATGCCCATCATTATGTACTCTTCTTGGTTTGGCATTAAACCAATCAGTTGAGTAAAAGCAGAATAAAATAAACCAAAACTAAACGGATAGTTATCTTTGTACATTAATTTAATATCATTTCCTTCTCCAGTCCAAATGGTAGAGGTATTAAATTCTCCAATTGAATCAAGCACTACTATTACTGCATCATCAAACTTGCTAGTATAGTACCCTGCTGCAGCATGCGAGTAATGATGTTTAAAATTAGTTCTTGGTATTGCATTAAGATAGGTATGTTCAAACCAAGGTTTGCCGCCACCAAAACCACCGCGAGTTGCAACTCTTAGTTTCTTTAAAAATGGATTTTCATAGTAGGCTATTTGATCTGGAATCCCATACTGCAATGCATTATCTATTAAACCCTTATTAGTAAACCAATCGTTTTTAACTTTACTATATCTTTCTGCATGCCCAGAAAATAAAACTTCATCGTCTTTAATTAAAGATATAGAAGCATCATGCGTTGTTTCATTAATTCCCATGATTAGCATCTATGCATCACATTCTATCTAAAAATTCTATAGCCCATGCGTGATGTGCAGCCTCGCTTGGATGACTTCCATCATTTCCCACAATAGTCATAGAAGGATCAATATCTTGTATATACCTAAAAGTATTATCAGCAAATCTTTTATTATCTATTTGATAATAAGTATCAAAAGATTCTTTCATACTATTATGTGTTTTAATCTCATAATCTTGTATATCCAAATGAATAAAATCAGTTACTCCTGGAACGGTATCCACCCAAGATGTTGTAATTAGTTTAATGTTTTTATTTTTACAATAACTATCCAATATGCTGTATAAATTATATACAAATAAATCTACTATTGTTCCATCTCTACCAATATTAGTATTAAATTTATTCCAATCTCTGCCGTAATTAGAAAAAAGAATAACTATATAGTCTGGATCAGAATATTGTGCAATATATTTAAAAACATTTAAAAGTATTTCTACTGGAGATCCACCAGACAAACTTACATTAAAATATCCACTACACTCTTCTCTTTTATTCATTTCATTATAGACCTTATAAGACCAACTTTTTTTAATATTATCTAACCCACAACCTGCTGTAATTGAACATCCAGCAAACAACAAGTGTTTTTTATTATTATGATTTTTTGTAAATGCATCAGAAAAATATTCATTATAAAATGATTTTTCTAAGTTTGGTTTTAAAAAAGGTCCTGCAATATCTTTATCTTTTGTTAATAAATATTGAAAAAACTGAGGAGTCTTTGTTCTTTGCTCTTCAACTATTTCTTTAAATTTATCTTTATCATAATTCATATTAGTAAATAAAGTCTCTTTTTTTAAAATGTTTTTTATTTTTTCTTAACCAAAAATAAAACTTAATCTTATATATTATTTGCTTCATTTAGATACCTTTCGTAAAAATATTCACTCCATGCATCATGGTAAGAAATTCCGTAATGTCCAGACCCATCTAACGTTTCCATTAAATTTGGCTTATTTTTATTTTTTACACAATATTCGTACACATTTTTATAAAACTGTAACGTATTCATAGTTTTAAAAGTTTTAGTATTTTTTTCTAATAAAACAATATGTTCGTAAGGATCTCTAAATTTAAACTCACGATAACTACTTTCATCACTTGAAGGTAGATATCCATTTTCATCAGTAAGACTATAATTATTATTTATCATATTTAAATTACTTTCAAGTTTATGCCACAATAAATCTTGTTCTGGAACTATCCAGGTAGTTGATATTAATTTTATATTATTAGATATACAATAATCTTCAAATTGTTTATAAAATTCAATAACAAATGGAGTAAGCAATATATCTGGATTTTTTAAATATATAAAATCTCTTTCAAGATCTGGTAACAATAAAAATACCACATCTGGCTTTGAATATTTTCTTATATATCTATAAATATTTGTTATTGTTTCTATTACACTTCCACCTGAAATTCCAAGATTAAAATATCCACTAAACTGTTCCTCTAGTAAAAGTTTTTTATATAACGAATAACTCCAAACCTCTTCATACTTACTTCCAACACCAAAAGTGTGTGAACAACCAGAAAACAAAACATGTTTTTTATCATGTGTTTGTAAAAATTCATCACACCTAAACCCTTGTTCGTTTAACTTAACAGGGTTATTTGCTTTATCAAAATATTTAATTACATCATCATTATCTTTCTTTATTAAAAAATCTTCTAAACTAGTATGTATTAAAAATTCATTTAGTTTAGCACGATATCTATGATTAGAATACAAAATGTCTTGTTCAAACGTATTCATTACTCTTCTCCAGTTGAATTTCTAATCATGTGCGACGGTACATTATGAAACCAAGTTGGTAGTGCATATCTTGGCCCCTTCAAAACAGAATCAACTTCGTGAACATATAAAAAGTTAGATGGAAAAAAAACAATACTACCTGCTGATGGTTTAATAGTTACATTGGATTGTTTAAATGTTATTTCCCCACCAACATAGTCATCGTTAAGGTATAACAGTACAGATAAAACCCTAGTACTTACACCCTGGTCTTGATGTGGTGGTAAGTATCCAGACTTATCATATCTTAATAAACTAGTTGCGTGCTCTTTTGCTTTAACATTTTTTTGTGCAAATGGATATAATTTTGTTGAATAGTGCAATAGTGCTTCATCAATTGATCCATGTATTCTAGAAGATATGTTTCTTTGTTCATCTTTAAAAGCATCATCTTCTGATATCTGTTCCATAGTTGGAATAAACTTTTGCCAACAAAATATTTCTTTTGTTCCAGCACTATCATTAATCCAAGGAGACCAAGGTTGAACAACTGTTCTTTGTTTAATATCTTCAGAACTATTCAAAAACCTTTCTTCTAAGTCTTCTATGTTTCTTATAATCTGATCAGTATTTTTTACAACATTCTTATAATATACTAAACCTAAATCTAATACTTCATGATCTATTGAACTCACGCTCTGCAGCCTCTCTTTCTAATGGATACTCTACGGCTTGCCAAGTTGGATTCTTATCTTCCCCCAAGAAATCTGGATCTGCATGTTCTGGAAGTGATGTGTGCATATATAGTGCAGTGTATCTATGACCTTCAGTTACTTCAGTAATACCGTGAATATATTCTGTACCAGAACTTGGAAAGAATACTGCAGAATATTTTTTAGGCTGGTATACAAAATCTTGATTAGGAAAAAATATTTTACCACCTTGGTATTCTGGAGTTTCATTTAAATAAATTATTGTACTAAATTCTATAAATGGTTCTGGACCTTGTGCATCTAAATGTAGTCCACCCCTTGTACCCTTTATCCAGTGTGATCCAAAACCTTTAAACACATATATTGGATTAAGAAATCCGTTAAGGGACCTGTGTATTTCATTAGACTTATTGCCATACTTAATCATAATATCCATGACCGTTTTATTGTACGGTAATGATGTACCACCATATCTTTTACTATAGTATTCTGGATACGGATTAACCTCTGATGGGTTGTGTTGTTCCCTTATTAGGGTATCTGCGTCTTCCTTGGTTATGAAATTATCCACTACCGCGATTCTATGCATACTGTTCCTGTCTTTTCTCTATTATATCATTAATCAATATAGTTGATCTTAGTCATAAACTTCTTTGAATCTATGTCAGTAAACAAAGATGCGTCTGGATCGTACTCTACATCGTTTAATGGAAACGGTATATAGTTTAATTCATTAATATTAATCTTATGCTTTCCAAAGAAAGAAGCAGCATCCCCCATTAAAGGCTTGCCTATATCCTCATATTTATTTTTTTGTTTTTTAAACAAATCAATCATTTCATTATAGTTGTGATATTTAGAAAAGGTTGTATACAGGTATTCCAAAGTATCTACTTCATCCTTATTGTAAAAACTATCTGGACAACTGTATACCTTTATATGGTTACTATAGTATAAAAGAGATAGGGTTTCCTCTTCACCATAATACTTCATGTACCATGGATAGCCAATTTGTTGTAATGTTGATGTATGTCCAAAAATTAAATCTCTGCTAACAAAATATGTTTGATTAAGACTATCAGTTGTTTCTTCTTCTTTTTTTAAATAAAACAACCCATCATTACTCAAAGTTATTTTATTCTTTCCACTAATAATAGACTGTTTATCTTTAAGATTTTTTAACAAATATTCATCCCAGTCTTGACTTAAATATATATTGTCAGACAACAATAATGTATATGAATACTGGGATTGACTAAGTATGTCATTTTTATACTTACAAGGACTTTTTATTTTATCCCAAACAATGTGACTGTAGTTAACGTCTTGAAAATTTTCAAAGTATTCCCATTTTTCTAAAGCATTTTCATTATAAAATCCAAACTGATCCCATTTTGTTAAAGGGCTTTGATCAAAAATTTTAACAAATATTTTATTTTTTTTAGAAGATCTTTCTACTAAATTGGCAACAACATTTTTTAAATTTTTGTTCTTATAAGAATATATAATTACATTGATTGGATTAGGCAAATCTTTATTCATCAGAATCTTCTTTTAAACCCTTGTTTCTAAATAGTTTTTTTCTCCAAGCAGTTTTTTTATAATAACCATATAACATTGACCTTCTATTCTCTGCTTTAAACTCATGCTCGTCAAATTTTTCTTGACTTAAATCTAATTCCATTTCCCAATTATCTCTTTTAAAAGGTATCATTTGAAATAGTGGAGTTCCCTTTTTAATAATTCCCTGAAAGCCTCTCTTTAAAAAGAATGCTGTAAACACTGGAAGGCCCCATATATCTGATTCGACAATACCAGACATAGTAATAAAAGGTAGATCGTGTCTATTCATTGGATGAGTTATTAATACAGAATAACCTGGAGGTGTTTCATAGTACCAATTCATTCTCCATCCGTAATGTATTGGATGACAGTTATCTGGAACTGGAAGATCTATTGTTGGTCTTTTATCCATTATCATTATATCTTTATCCCAAGATAATTTTGGTTTTCCATCTTTATCTAACTCTACTAACAAATCATCTTCTAATAAATAATAATATCCAGCAGTTAATGAATCAAGAAATGGCATACACATCTTTGTTGCAACTCTTGCACCATCTCCACCTATATTATTTACTGGAGATAAATACTTTTCGTCATTCCATATTTCATGTTTTGCCAAAGCCTTATACCATTCTGGCACATGCTTTACAGCAGGTTCTGGTGGAGTAAAAATGTTATTATAGTTTGGTCCACCACCTGGAGTAAAAGATATTTTTAGTGGATCATTCATTACTTATATTCTTTTTTTTGTCTAAATTTTTCTTTATAAGAATTTCTAAAACTGCTTCTCACTAAAAGTCTTTGTCTTTCAATTTCACCCTTTCCTTCAGAGTGAGCAACAAATTCTGATTCCCAACTTTCTCTTTTAAAAGGAATTGCTTGAATCAATGGCGTTCCTTGTTTAATTATTCCTTCAAAACCTTTTTCAATATGCATTGAAAGATGTCCATCTGAAGCAAATCTATCTGTGTCAACAACTGCTTCAAACATTTGAAATGGAACTGGATCTCTATGAAATGGATGAGTAAACAATGTGCTGTATCCTTTTGGGGTCATCAATGCCCAAAACGGTAATATTCTAAATATTTGTTTGTGATATCTGTCTAAGTTTACTGGATAATTAGATACTTGTTCTGTTGTATGAGTTGCAATCATGTCGTTTCCAAGAAACTTTAATTCATTTGGAACACTCCAAGTTATTTTTTCTGGATTAGTAGCATTAACATATATGTCCATTGGAACTTTAAAAATGTATCCAGCAGTTATCAAATCAAATATTGGCATACATCTTTTTATTGTGCTACTCATACCACCTTTAGATATATACTCTTTAAACTCATCACCTATAAATCCTGGCTGTTGCTTGTACCAATCTGGCATACACTTAATTGCTGCTTCTGGTTTTGGTACAAAAACTTCTGTCTTATCAGAAAAAGGATAGAAACTAACCTTATTCATAAAATCTCCTAATCTCTTTTACCATTATATCACTTGCCTCAAAAACCATGTTGTACATTGGAGAAAACCTACTTATCTTTCCATACTCTTGATCAACCATATGACTTCCTATTTTCTTAAATTGAAAGTGAACAAAAGGTGGATCAACATGTTGAGTGTTGTTTAGTATTTTTTTAAAACTCATTGTGTCTTCTGATATTAGAAATGGAGAACCCTCTGGTTGCCTAATGTCAACAGATATATCTTCATCAATAATCCAAGGTACATAGAATCTAAATGTCTGATTAAAACATGTTGCAGAGTCACCAAAGTCTTCCCTATCTGATAAATAGTATTGCCTAATCCAAGGACGATCTAAGTTCCACATAATTCTTTCCTTATATGGCTCATCCCTTTCCATTGTGTTAATAATTTCAGGGCTATTAACTAAAAATATTTCAGCATGATTAGTTTGCTGAAGAGTAACCACATTGTTATCAATACTTATTAGTTTTGGTTTTGGATATAGCCTATCAACATAAAGGTTAATTGGTTTTATAATATCATTATCTTTTCCTTTGATGCCTTCAGGATAACTAAGCCATCTTGATGGAACCCTAGATCTTTTATTAATCCATGAAAAAGATTCAGACTTTGATTTATGCCATATAAAAAAGTCTTCTCTTAATTCAGAGATTGACTCGTTATTGCTCTGTTTCATCCCAATCCTTATTTAATAATTCTTTTGGTATAACCTTGTACCCACTTCTATCAATACCAATCTCATATCCCTTTTCAGCCTCTATCCAACCTAACAACTTAACTGTTCTATATTCTGAGTCTGATAGTTCTGCACCCCAAATAATTAAACCACGATTAAGATCCTTTTCACGCACTGCTGGACCAGACTGTGTTCTTACTCTTCTTACCTCTATGTTTGTTCCTACATCTGGCATATCTTTATACTTCTTATGCTTTCTACCGTCCCAAACTGAGGCATGCCAATACTGGTTTGTATATTTAGCAACTGCTAATTCACAAATTGCTGATGCAGGTTGAGCGTTTCGATCTTCTTCCATACTAGATCTATTGTAGTATGAAGCGTCTACCTTGTTCCAATTTTCTGTATATCTTCGCATACCTACCATATAAGCATGTTCGTATTCCCATGGTTCTAATTCAACTATCACTTAATCTCTTTTCTTTAAAACTTACTTTTTAATAAGTTGTTTGTTCTACTAAATGTTCTAACTCTGTGACAATTTGAGCAAACCACATCACATTTTTTTACTTCTTCTAAAATATCATCATACTTGTACCATTTAACCATTTTAGATATGTTATCAACTTTTTTACCTCTAACATGATCAAAATCTAATACATAATACGGAAACTTTTTATTACAATCTAAGCATCCAGTTTCTTCTTTTATTTCTGCCAAACGTTGTCTTATCTCTTCTCTACGTCTTTCGCTTCTTTGTTTACTTTTATCAATTTGATTTTCACCTAAATGATAGGAAATGGTACTTTTTGAACACCCTAATTCTTTTTGTATTTGATTATAAGTATATCCTTTTGATCTTAAATCAATTATGTTTTCTTTGTGTCTTACTGTATTATTTTTGTTTTTCACAATATCCAATCATATCATAGTACGAGCCCCAGAGCGAATTCGAATCGCTAACCTTCCGCTTACAAGGCGGATGCACTGCCGTTGTGCTACTGGGGCGTGGGAGTAACAGGACTTGAACCTGTGATAGCCGAATTATGAGTTCGGTGCCTTAACCTACTTGGCTATACTCCCTTTGGCTGGCGTGGTAGGTCTCGATCCTACGACTTCGAAATTAACAGTTTCGCACTCTGCCAACTGAGTTACACGCCATCTTTTTTATTCTGAAACTAACACTAACTTGTCAGTAACAGTTAAACCTTTTTGCCATTGTGTTGCAACAGCAACATTTGCAGAAGAGGTTGTTTGAGGAATTAAACCAAACAGCACTGAGCCATAATTAAACTTACCTGTTGGTAATACTCCAAAATAATCTGTATTAGCATCATGATTTCCTACTGGAAATGTAGAAACAGAAACTGTATCAGTAATACATGCTGGATACGCTACTGGTTTTCTATTTGAATCATTACCTGTAGAAACAAATACTGGTATGCCTTTATTTTTTAAACTGGTAACTGTTGATCTAATTGCTGGATCGACAATTTTAATGTTAACTAATCCAGTTGGAGAAAGTTTACATTCTCCTGGTTTTGTCATATTTCCACTTAGTCCATAAGAAAATGACACAGCAGATACATTTGATGAATTAGCATCCACCCATTTCAATGCTGCAAGAAAATCATTTCCATTTAAAATTCCAACTGCACCTTTTTTATCAACATTTGCTGACCTTAACAAAACTAGAGGGACGTTTGGATTATTTCTACGAGCAACCTCAACCATAGCCATACCATGATTTACTGGATCAGAAACTCTCTTAGAAGGTTTCGGTGTATTTACACACTTATCTGTTGCAATACAAACAATAGTTGTGTTAGCAACTCTTGTATCAAAGTAACTATCAATAATTACAATTGGTTTAGTATTAACTGCTGGTGTTGGAGTTGGTGTAACAACTGGTGTTGGAACAACAACTGGTGTTGGACTCTCAACTATAGGTGTTGGAGTTGGTGTAACAACTGGTGTTGGAACAACAACTGGTGTTGGACTCTCAACT